GACTTACAGAAGCAGAAGGGTCATTCCTTTTCTAAGTCATTAATGTTTAGAGATTTAGATTTTATTCATTCCATCAGGTTTTAGACTAAGATCATTTCCGATCTTTTCGCTTCCATCAGGTTTTCTCTCAAGATCAAAATGTTTTATAAATCTTTGATTATTAAGGATTTACGTAAGCATCGCCCCGCGCCCTTGTGTAAGTCCTTGATAGTTAGCAACTTACAAACGATAGAACTTATGACGCTTTATAAGTGCAACTAATTGATGATTTTTTGCCCACTTTGGGTTCACACTTATGGCGTGGTAATGATTGGCTCCATTCACTACATCAGGCAACCTACGCTCACACACCAGTTTAGCAAGACGCAGAGCATTGTTAGCTTGTGGATTTGCCATTAGCTTATCCTGCTCTGCTTTGCTTGGTTTACTATTCCAGAACGAGAATTGCAAGGGAGCCAGACAAACTTGCGATGGTGTCTGATGGCGTTCTATTGCTCTAGTTTGGATAACGCTGGCAACACCAGCCATTCCCTCAAACCCTTCACCTCTAGCTTCTCCAAGTAGCGTCAAAGCTACGATAAGTATTTCAGCTGTCATTAGTCTCTCCCGCTGCTGATCGCTCCGCAGTAGTCACTAGGACGCTCTGCGGTGATCGTGCCAAGGTTAAAGGTATCTGTGCTTATAGCCGTGCGAAGGAAGCGTCCTTCCTTGAACGCATCAAACTTCGCTTGGGCCTTTTGCTTGGCAAGGTTAAGAAGCCCACCCTTCAAACCCTTTGCTTTGATCTTATTGCATAGAGCATATAGGGCGACTTTGGTCATCGCTTCCAACACGGCTTCGGGTTGAGCGTAGAAGTAAAACGCTTTGCCGTTGCCCATATCGTGCAACTCGCCATTGGTTGCCGAGTAGTTATACATAGCATTGTGGAAGTTTTCGATCTGGCTCTTGTTGCCTTCCAAGAGGAAAGCGGTAGTGTTGCCGAAGGGTTGAATGGTGATGTTGATTTGGTTTTTCATATAGCTTATATTGCTTTCTGGTTTGGTTTTCGTCAAGGGTTAATTTTTTGCCGTAGCCATACTGATGATACCAAGGATAAGGCAACCGATAGTGAGGGTGAAGATAACTTCCATAGGATTCATTATTTGGCCTCGCTATACTTCTGATTGATCTCCTCGATCTTATTAGCATGAGCCTCTAGGGTAGCTACCGCACGAGCGGAGGCGTCCTTGAGGTCTTGGGCTGCTTTGTCGAGGTTGGCGATCAGTTGTTCGTATTTGCTTAATTTCTTCTTCATGCTCTTAATCTATCACACCTATACGATTTGTCAAGCGATGCAGGGCATTTTATTGCATTTAAATTTCATTGATTATCAACGACTTAGATCATTCAAGCTCATAACTACCCCCATTTTTGAAAAAATTCAAAAACCTAAAAGTTAAAAAGAGAAAGGGGGGTACTAATTTCAATCTCCACACTATTTTAATCTATTGTTTATTTATATTTATATACATACCCCTCTATTTTTTAAAATCTATTAAAATTCAATAAAAAGAAATAAACTTAAACGTTAAAATTTCCGCTGGGATATTTTTGTTAAAAATCACTTATAATATAATATTTTGTGTATATTATATATATATGGCTTGTTTTAATGGCAATATTGATGTATATACAATAAAAACCGAGGCAGTTAAGCCAGTAATAGGGTATCCCTGTTTTGACGGTGATGGTACGGCGACATATTTAAAAAAAGAAGCGAAATCTAGACTCAATTCAGAAATACTTTCGCCAGATTATGACTTTGAAAGCTCCGGGGGTATCTGTCAGGCAGTAGCTTCATCAAATGTTACCTATAAAATAGATGAATATGCAGAATTAAGCGTTGGAGAATCAACAAAAGCAAAAAGTTACTATAAATATTATAGCAATTTAAATCAAGAAATTGTATCAGATTGCACAAATCCAGATCTGGGAAATCCTGCAGGCTGTGGAATTCAATGCAGTTGTTGTGGTTGTTGTCCAGAAGGAGGGGCTACTGAATATAAAAGTTATAAAAACAAGGATATTTGCGAAACTTCAGTAACTTCTAGCGAAGGAACTCCTAATGGATGCGCTGGGGGATCAGCATGGAAAAATGAAGGTTGTCCGAGTGAGTTATGTTTTGGAGCAGATGAAGGAGATCTAGTATCTACATCATGTGATGAATATAATATTTCCAGGAGTTATTCTTCTGAACAAGATGGCGTAACGACGCACGTGGATGGAACTGCAAATATACGTTTAAGTAGTCCACTCACGAATGAAAAAGCTTTAGGAATTGCTAAACAAATTTCAGCAAAGAAAAAAAATATTTATAATACAAATGAACCTCAAAATTCATTAGGGACAAGATGTGGACTAGGAAGAGTAGACGATTGTTGGGGCCTGGATGGTTTAGGAAGTATACAAAATAATACTATAATTGCACAAAATTTTGGAGTATTATTAGTGGCACCAGACCTTAAAGAAGGCGAAAAAATTGAAGCTAAAATATTTGTATATACTCCAGACGGACAAAGATCTCCATGTTGTGACCCATCCTATAATGGTATAATTGTACATGAGCAAGAATTTTCAATTAATCTTGGATCACCTATCTATAAAGACGGACACGGAGTTAAATTATTTTTTGATAATGGTAACTGGACAAATGGAGAATCATCTTTAAGATATTGCATAGTATAAGAACTTGAAAATTAATAAAAATAAACCATCTGCACTTTGGAATTGTGAACATAATAAAATTTTTACTTTTTTAAAATAAATGATTATATCAAATCAAGATATTTTTATTCCATTTTATAATAATAAAAAATTACCTAAAAATTTTGTTATATCAGATATAAATTATTTTTGCCCCAAAATAGAGACTGTTAAAAATATAATATATCCCGCTTATGTATGGTGGCTTAGATCTTTAAAATTAACTCAATGGACTCATAAATGGGACTGTGATAATTTTGCGGACGCATTCAAATTATTTTCTTGCGGTTATCATGCTCAAAACTTGCAAGATGATTCAGAAGGTATAGGAATTGGAGTTATAAATTATATAGCAAATAGCAAAGCCGAAAATGAATTAAAAGGGGGACACGCGATTAATATAATATATGCAGAAGGCGAAAAAAATGATGATGGATCAGATAATTTTAATATATATTTTATTGAACCTCAAAATGGCAAATTGTATCAATTAACCCAAGAAGAATTTGATAGTATTTGGACAGTGTATATTTAAAATATAGATATTATTTGCTATCAATAATAAGGACACACGCTTTCATTTGTTGTCCTGCATAAGAAGGATAATTTGAATTTTTATATATAAAATCTAAATCTAATGCGGTGTCCGTAGATTTAAAAGTATTTGATGTTCCCTCAAAATTAAAACTAGATTGCGCTAAAATATTTTCTACTGGAAAATTATCAGAGCAACAAGGAGTTTTATGTTCATCTTGTAAAGGCTTATAAAAATAAACTCGCCCTGTTATTTTTTTAAAATTGTTTTCAAAATATTCTTTATTTATTGAAACTTTAAATTTACCATATTGAATATGATAATTTGTATTTTCTGCGATAGTTAAGCCATCACCAAACCCTCCCCAACACGCGTCTTTATCTCCCGAACAACCACAAGTATGAGGATGCGTTGACATCTCAATTATTTCACACTCGTCAGAAGGTTCATAATCTTCGTTATCGGTGCTAAAGGTATGCGGAGTTTCTTCACCTTCACAAAGTAAAGTATATGTATAGCAAACATTTGTTTCAATTGGACTTATGCCGTCATAATCGATAGGGTTATTCTCATATTTTTTTAGTAATTTTGTATCTACAGCTTGTTCAAGTATTTGAAAAGAAGTTTGTGGCGATATTATTGAACTTAATTTGACTCCATCAACTTTCATCTCTTTATAGCTATGATAGCCACAGCCATTCTCTCCGCCAGACGTATAGCTTCTCGTTCCTTTACATTTTCCATAAGTTTCATCAGTTGGTTCTTCACATATATAGTCATCAACATAACCAGGAAGCCCACCAAGCCCATTGGCACACCCTCCATCCCAATATCCAAAATCATAGCAAGTTACTACACAATCTGGCGGCGTTTCACCGCACTGCACATCAGGACGATAGACTTCTGGCATACAGAAATGTTCACTTCCATCCATTTCAGCTCCATTAACTAATTTAATAAGATCATTTTTTGATGCGACATGACTTTTTCCGTTATCATCATAATTATATTTATTCTGTATTTTTATAGATTCTGTTTCTAAAAAATTTCCGTTAGACGTAACGCTCGTATCTTTAGTTGATGTCATGAAGGCGGATTCTGAGCCAGACCATGTTCTTGTTCCAGCGGCAAGACCAGCGCATCCCCATCCGCCTCCAGGAGGACAACCGCAAGACCTTTCACAAGGCGTTTGTAATGGCACCGTTAGGGTAGCGGTATAACTACCCATACCTTTAAATTTATATAGTCGATAAATATTTTCATTAAGATATCCACCATGGCCAAAAGGATATATATTACCATCCAGCATTATTGTCCAAATATTTATTGGAGTAGGACATGACATATCTTGTATTACACCATAATTAGTGTATATATATAATATATTATGTCTTTTCTTAATGCGAATATACCGCCTATTGAATGTTATGTAAGAGGTAATTATTTAAGAAATCAAAAAGATAATTATGGAAAATTTTTTCCTTGTATTGTATTTGGCGTTTCTAGTGTCCCTGGACAAGTTCCTCTTTTTAATTTTTTGATGGAAGATGGAGGAATTTGGTGGCATGCACCAATTAGTGCATTTGCCTCGAAAGAAGGAACCGCAGAACAAGATCTCCATGAATTAGAACTATGGGATAGTTTTAGTTATCATATTTCAATAACTAAATTTTATTTATTTGAAAATAAAAAAATGAAATTTTTATCTAGAAGTAATACAGAATATTTAGGAACTTATCTTTTTACTCTTGATTGGGCTCATAGTGATTATAATGAAATTAATTTTGGATTTAGCGAACATCCAGACCAGCATAAATGCGGGCATGTATTAAAATTAGATAATGGTAATTTTGCTATTCAGCCAAATAATAGATTAAGAGTATTTGATCCTAATTTTGTCACAAAACAAGGCCAAACTGTTATAGAACGTAAAGTTAATACGCATATATGGACAGTAGAAAATTGCCCTAAATGGATAACCGAAGATAACGATAATTATGAATATGGTGTAATAAATACTGATGAGTGATGAAGGTTTAATATTTCCAAAATTAAACGAAAGACAAAAAGATCTTTATCTTAAAATTATTACTAATCTACAAACTTATGGATATTTTGATAGAGGTGTAGGAGCAAATGGAATTCATTATTTTAGCGCAGAAAATAATATATTTAAAGAGCAGGGTATAGATTGCGAAAATTGCGTATTTTACTATCTCGAAGGTAATGCTCCAAGATGTGAATTAATTCAGGGGCCAATTGAACCAGAAGCAATATGTAAATTTTGGATAATAAGCGAAGAAGATATTCGTAAAGAATCTGAGGCAGCTTTTAAACTATTAAATTCAAAAGCAAAAGCATTTGAAATAGTTTACAAAAACCATAATGGAGAAAAGAATGAATCGAACATTAAAAATAACAAATAAAAATATTCTCGAAGGAGAAAAAGCAAATCCACAAAATTGCGCAATAGCCCGTGCAATTAAAAATAAAATGAAAAAAAATATCGAAGAAGTTTCTGTTCTTCCAACTCAAGTTATTTTAAAAATGGATAATAAAATGTTTATTGCTCCAATGCCAAAAGAGGGAACAAATTTTATTAAAAGATTTGATCGTGGTTTAGCCGTTAATCCATTTGAATTAAATTTAAAATTTAAAAAAGGTTACGCGCTCGTTTAAATTTTAATAAAAAATTTAAAAATAATTTAAATTAATATAATACGGGTGTAATTAAATAAGTAAGCTAGAAATGTCTAAGAAAAATAAACGTAAGATAGAAGATAAATCGCCAGTAGTTCCTCAAAGAGATAAAATTGAAGGAGGTTTGGATATTCGTGAATTACAATGGACAGATAATCAAAAAAAGTTTATACAATTACTTCAATCAAAAGATACAAAAATAGTTTTTTGTAAAGGCCCAGCAGGAACAGCGAAAAGTCTACTTTCAGTATATTCTGCGCTACAGGCTTTAAATAATAAAAAAATAGGTGAAATTTTTTATATACGTAATCCAGTAGAAAGTTCTACGCATAATTTAGGTTTTCTTAAAGGTGATCTTCATAGCAAGTTAGATCCATATCTTCAGCCTCTTATGGATAAACTTCATGAATTATTGCCAAAAAATCAAGTCGAAAGATTATTAAAAGAAGAAAGAGTTAAAGGTTTACCTGTAGGATTTCTTAGAGGTTTAAGTATAAATGCAAGTTATATTATATGTGACGAAGCTCAAAACTTAAGTATACATGATCTTTTATTAATTACTACTAGAATGGGTAAATTTAGTAAATTAATATTAATTGGGGACATTCGTCAATCCGATATTAAAAATAGCGGATTCGAAAAGATATATGATCTTTTTGACGATAAAAAAAGCTTTGATAAAGGAATAATAACTTTTAAATTTGGTACAGATGATATTATGCGTAATGATATTTTAGCTTATATAATTGAAAAATTTGAAGAATTAGATACCAGAAAATAAAGTGTAATAACTTTATATGTCAAAGTATTTTTTTAGAGATAGCGGATTTGAAGCAGAAGCTCTTTCGGCGAATATAGTTGGTAATGGAGTAATTTTAAATGCACCAAATGATGGCAGTATATATTTACTTGGAGTAAGCTGTCATAAAGATACAATTTTAAAACAAGATAATGATAGTGGAGCGATTATATTAAATATTGCAGCAGGTAATTATAATTTACCAGCTACGGTTAAAGTTGGAGATGGCAAAGATTTATATGTTTCAAGTGATGGCCCAGTTTCTATTATATATCATACAAATTAATTTTTATGAGTAATATTCACGATTCAAATTTTAATAAAAATGTTTCGATGGTATATACAGAAGAATATGGATTTACAGGATACAAAGGTTTAGAATGGAATAAGTTAGATAATGTCGAAGATCTTTTAAGAGAAGGGGTAGCAGTATCAGGACTTGATGTTGCTCTTACAACAACCAATTTAATTCTAAGTGGAATTAAAAGTGATACCACGAGTGTAGATCATAAATTATTTGTAACTGGCGACCCATATCCCGCGGGAGTTCAAGGGACAATTGTAATGCAAGCAGATTTATCTGCACAATTTGATAATATAGATATTGCGGGATACGCGGGAGCGGACATTAGTGGGATTAAAGAAAATTTATTAAATGGCGTAGATGTAAATATAAAAAATTTTGGAAAAGAAACATACCAAATAGACGCTTTCGGCAGACAAAGAATTTCTCAGCCATATACTTTAGCAGATTATTCTCATGTTTATGGTGAAGAAACAGAACTTTTGAGTAAAACTAATGGAGCAAATTCAAAAATAACTTTCGATATAAATAAAGCAAAAGCAATCCTAATGGTTGGAGGTGGAGAAAATGATTTTGCCATTCATCAAAGCAGAATGTATCATCACTATATGCCAGGAAAAAGTCAATTAACTTTTCAAAGTTTTAATTTTACAGGGCATAGAAATGGAACAAATAAAAGAATAGGACTTTTTGATGATTATAATGGCATATTTTTTATGCAAAGTGGAGATGGAACTTTAGGAATTGTATTAAGAAATAACGTTTCTGGATATATATATGACGATATTGTTTGGCAAAATAATTGGAATATAGATACTTGTAAAGGAACCGGAATTTCTAAATTTAATTTAGATCCAACAAAAACTCAATTATTTACGTCAGATTTCCAATGGTTAGGAGTTGGAAGAGTAAGGGCTGGATTTGTGCATGATGGAAATTCAATAATAGCTCATGAATTTTATAATAGCAATAATAAATCATCAGTATATTGGAGTAATCCAAATTTGCCAATTCGTTGTGAAATAAGAAATTATTCTACAACAGTTGGAATAGATAGCATGGATCAAATTTGCGCCACAGTAATGAGTGAAGGTGGATATAATGAAGCTGGAGTAGATTTTAGCGCCTCAACAACATCACCAATATCTGTAGATAATACAGCAAGAAAACCATTAATAGCTATTCGTTTAAAAACCGGATATTATGGAAAACCTAATAGAAGTATCGTTAGATTAGGTCAATCATCAATTTTTTCAGCAACAAAACCTGTCGAGTTTGAATTTTGGAGATTAACCGGAAACGCTAATATAGTCGGTGGATCATGGATTAGCGCAAATAATGAAAGCGTTGTGGAATATAATACAACTGCTACAAGTATGACAGCCACTAGCGGATTAATGCTTAATATAGGATATGTTAGTGCTGGTGGACCAGCTGGAAATTCAGCTGGTGCATCAAATAATTTTCAAAGCATAAGTTCAGCAAAAAGAGGTTATATTAGTCAAAATATTGATAGTACAGAAAGTAATATATTTGCAATTGCAATATCTGGATTAGATACAACAACAAATGTTTACGGTGGAATTCAATGGCGAGAAACTAGATAGTTTTTATTATATTTTTATTTTTTAAGGTGTAATATTATTTATGCCAAATATTCAAGATGTAAATTTTAATAAAAATGTATCAATGGTTTATGTAGAGGAAGCCGGATTTACTGGATACAGAGGATTTGATTTTTCAAAAATTGATAATGTAGAAGATATTTTAAAACAAGGCGTAGTTGTTTCTGGATTTGATCAAGGATCAGTAACCACAAACGCGATATTAAGCGGAGTTAGAAGTTCTACTCAAAGTATTGATGGAAAATTATTTATTACGGGAGATCAATATCCGGCAGGAGTCCAAGGGACAATTGTATATCAAGGCGATTTATCTCAACAATTTGATGGAGTTACTACATTTCAAGAACAAAGCTCTTTAATAAATAATTATACCGTTAGCGGATCAAATGGATTAGTTTTAACATCAAATCCATATCGTAGAGAGTTATATATACAAAATTTATCAACAGGAACACTTTATATAAAGTATGGTTTAGATGCACATAATTCAAGTTTTAATTTTCTTTTGGCTTCTAATAGTTCTACTGATGCCGGAGATGGTGGAAGTTTAAATGATCAAGGATATAATGGAAATGTAAGTGTTAGTGGTGTAGCTGGTGTAAATAGCCCAAGATACATATGTTGGGAAAGATCTTCGCCAAAAGAACCTTTAGTTTAATATGGAATTAGATTTCACAAAGCAAATTGTTGCAAAAAAAAATAAAGCACCATTAAATAAACCTTTTCGCCTTCCTTCTGGCAGCAAAAAGAAATTTGGTGTTTATGTAAAAAATGATAAAGGTAATATTGTAATGGTTAAGTTCGGCGATCCAAATATGTCCATTAAAAGAGATAACCCTGCTCGTAGAAAAGCTTATAGATCCAGACATGGTTGCAATAATCCAGGCCCAAAATGGAAAGCAAATTATTGGAGTTGTAAAATGTGGAGCGCCAAACCAGTAAGTAAAATTACAGGATCATGTGGCAAACCGAATTGTGGCTCAGTTCAAGATTTTGAAAATGAAGTTGTATTAGAAGCAGATATTCAAGCTAAAAATAAAGGACTTTGGTACAATATTCAACAAAAGAAAAAAAGAATGGGTAAAAAATATCGCCCCGCAAAACCTGGCTCTCCAGATTATCCAGAAAAAGATGCTTTTAAAAAAGCTCAAGCTTCAGAATATTTTGATGGAAGTTATGAATGGGATGGCGAAACAGAATTTGAACAAAAAGAATTAATGATTGCAGAATTAAATGATGTAGAAGAAATTGATGACCCAGAAGAAGAACTAAAAGATTATAAGGAAGATTTTTATGGTATGATTGTTGGTTCAATTACTTCAATCCAAGCGCATGCTCAAAATATTTTAAATAAACTAGAAGACCCAACGGTTAAAGAAAATTTGACAGAACCATTTTTACAACAAATGGCAGCTCTTGCTGAAGATTATATGATTACAATTCATAATTATGCAATGTTTAATAAAGAAGAAACTCAAGCTCAAGAAATGATGCATCAACCAATGGATCATCATTGCATGTTTGATGTAGGAGATAAAGTTAGAAATATTAATGCCATGTGCAAGCATTATGGCAGCGAAGGTACAGTAAAAGAAATTAGAGAGCTTCCAGAAGATATGGGTTATGGAGTAGTTTACGAATGTACAAATGATGGACCAACTTGGAAAAAAGGCGACCTATTAGGAAAGACAGAAATTCAACTTAAAAAGATTGAAAATCAAAAAGAAAATTAAAAAATGGTTTGGTAAATTAAAACTAATATTAGTTGGATTTGCAGTTATATTATCTTGGTGGTTTTTCTTTAAATGGGGATTTAATTTTAAATATTATACGTCTGTAACAAATATACCAAACTCTTGTTTTGTTGATTCTTTAATTTGGGCTTCTAAATGTAATTTTTATCTTAAAACTCATACAGATGTTTGGAATACGATATATTGCTTTGTTTATTCTTATAAAGATGATCCAGATATGATCATCGGTCATGCAGTTACAATATTTGAATATGGTAATTCATTATGGATGTATGATCCAAATTGGGGAACGATGCCTATTGCCTCTGCAGGAAATAGAACAGAATATCAAGAAAAAATAAAATTGTACATTACAAAAACTTATGGTATAATAATTAAAGAAGGATTTTTTGCAGATGATTGGATATATGTGCAAAGATTAAAAGAAAAAAGAATGAACGAAACTAAACCCGAGGTGTCTATTCATTTAGATGAACTCAAAAAGGAGTAAGGAAATATGAAAATAAACCTATTAAAAAGGTTACTAAAAAATACAGCCGCAAGTTTAATTGCGGTTTTTTTATGCTCAAATGCTAAAGCTGCTACATTATATTGGGATGTTAATGGATCAACTTCTGGGGTTGGTGGGACTGGAAATTGGACCACCACAGGAACAACATGGTCTACAGACTCAACTGGCTCCTCCACTACTGCGTCAGGCGGTTGGACAAGTGCAGGCACCGGTCCTACTAATGTTGCAGTATTTCAAGGCACAGCAGGACAAGTAACTCTAAGTTCATCTACTATATACGCAAATAATGTACAAGTAAACTCTAGTGGTTATACATTTTGGAATAACGGTACTAACTCTTCACAAAATAGGTATATCAGAACCACAAACGGAATAACACTTGGAGCGAGTGTAAATTTAAACTGGGGATCATCTGGTGCAACTCTAGGAGTAACTGGACCTATAAATGGCGGGGCAGGTTCGTTATTAACTATTGTGGGTAGTACAGACGCTTCTACCGGTATTAACTCAAGGATAGGTTTAGCTTCTAATGCTATAGCAACAGTTATCAATGTACCTATGACTGTAGCTACTACAGGCACAGGATATGCAGTAGTATCTGTAACTGATTCTTCTACTACCAATAGAATTAATGGAAATATTATCATTAATAATGGATCTAGGCTTATTCTTGGCACAGGGTCATCTACGAGCAGAGCATTAATTGTTACCGGTGATATTACTTCATCTGCAGATGGTGCACTATCTATTAATGAAAGCGGTAATACAGGCCTTGTAGAATTAAGAGGAAGCAATACCGTTACAGGTGATATTAATGTGTATGGGCAATTAGGGTATGCTAATAAAAATGCATTTGGCACTGCAAGACTTGTACTCAATCAAGGTGCAACACTAGGTCAGAGTCAAAGCATAGGTGATAATAGTGATGCAGTAAGAATGATTAACAATAATATTTTATTAAATGGGGATGTTACTATTGGAGGATTAAGTTGGGCAAACATTCTTGGAGGAAATATTGATTTAAATGGAGTTACTAGAACTATTAAAGTAGATAACTCTACTACGATTTATGGAGGATTTGCAAATGGAGGAATAGTTTTTACAAATAGTTCAAGTTCTGTAGGAGGCAGAACAATGTCATTTAATGGTACTAGTACATATTCTGGTAATACATATTTTAATTCTAGTGGAACAGGCTGGAATATTAGTGTGAACAATACCAATGGATCTGCTTTTGGCACAGGAAATGTATATGTATATAAAGGTACTTCTTTAAGCGCAAACAACACAGGAACAACATTAAATGGAAATGGAATTATTGCTGGAACTATTGGCGGTGATACTATTGTAAGTCCAGGTAATAGTCCAGGATTATTAACCGTAGGAGCAGTAGACCCAAGCGCAGGCATGAGTTTTGCATTTGAGATAACTAGCAACTTATTGCATAATGGTACATCTTATAATAATGATGTATTGAAAATAACAAATACTCCACCATTTACAGTAGCATTAACGTCTGCAAATATTGTTAACTTATATTTAAATTCAACAGCATATAATTTAATGTATAATAATTTACTTAATGGATTAAATTCTACATTTCAAGCTGGATTTTTTAACGTGAATGATTTTAATACTGATATAGCAAATGCAACGTACAACATGTATTTTCAAAGTGGATTTGGAACGTTAGTTTTTAACGGTTTAACATATGAAACATACAACGAATTCTTAACTAGAACTAGTAGTCAAGATGTTTCTTATTCAGTGAATACAAGTCAAACTACGTTGTCTGATTCTACATTAGGATATATTTCAACAGTCAATATAGTTCCTGAACCAAATACATTTAACTTACTTTTGATTGGAGCAGTTGCTTTAATTGCATCTAGAGGATTAAGAAGAAATGGATAATAGATTGAAAACCTTATTAAAAGAAAATTATTATATTCCCACTTCTGAGCAAACAGAAAAGTTTATACATAACTTTCATCAATATAGAGCTAAAAAGAAAGCAGAAGAAAAAACATATTATTCTTTAGCGCTAGTATTATTATTGATTGTTACATTGTTAGGGTCAATAGCTATTAAAGAGACAACAAATAGATTAGATATTGAAACTGCTGCGGGAGAAGTCCAAAAATGAAAAAAATATTACTAATTATATTAGCGGCAATAGCTTTAACCACTTATTGTCATACAGAAAATCAAATTAAAATATCTTTAAAAAGAAATAACAAAGGCGAAATTCTTTTAAATATAACAGGTCATTCTAATCCAATCATAATTGAAATGAACAATAAAACTACAACATTTGATATAAATGATAAAGAAATAAATCTTGATGCAGTTTTAGACGCAGAAATAGAACCAGTAGACACAGCAAGCGGTACAGAGCAGTCTAATATAGATAATCAAATTCCTCCAGTTATGAGTAATTTTAATCCTCCATTAGCTACCCCATATTAGTGTAAGACTTATGTTATGTTTAGTAAAATATTAAATTGGTGGAATGATTTAGCTTATTATAATAAGTTTTTTTTTATAGTCTTTACGCCAGCAATGCTTTTTACTCTTTGGGGCATGAGCGATCTTTATATTAATTATTTTGATCTATTAACAAAAGAAGATCATATGCAATTCTTTTTAAGGATATTCTTTCCTATTAGTTTAGCTACATTAATAACAGTCTTAGAACGAAGGAAAAGAAATAAATTGATAAAAGACATTAAAGATTACTTAGATAAGTAAAGTGTAATATATTTTGCATGATAATAAAAGGCACAAAACAATTAAGATCTTTTAAAAGAGGAATAAATATATATACTCCAAAAAAGAACAATACAATATCAACCAGTCCAGGTTTATACGGAAGAAGATATGTTGGATATTTTGGTAGTTTAACAGATACAAATGATAATGTAAATTGGTTTTCTACTGCAATAAAACAAGGACAAACAAATCAATTAACTCAAATAAATAATTTTACTAGTAACGCAGATCTTTATAGTTGGGAATGGATTGGATATTTTACGCCATCAACAAGCGAGACTTATACTTTTTATACAACCTCAGATGATGCAAGTTATTTATGGATCGGTGATATAGCTAAAAATGGATATACTACCGCAAATGCCACAGTAAATAATGGAGGATTACATGCCCCAGGAGAAACTTCTGGTTCAATTTCATTAATTGCAAATAGAAAATATCCTATTAGAATTCAATTTGGTGAAAATGGCGGAGGAGATATTATTACTGTAAGTTTTAGTACTCCTACTATATCAAAGACAACTAACGGAGCTAATTATTATTCTTATAATATAACTACTAATGGATTTTAGTTTATTTAATTCTAGCTTCTAAATAAAATATATAAACAAAAACAGCAACACAAATTAATACTGAAGAAATAGTCATTTAAAACTATTACACTTAGCGCCAAGGATTGAACTTGACGCTAAGATTTTTATTAGTCTATTTTGATTTTATTTTGTAGTTTTTTATTTTCTTTACCAAAAGCGATAGTAAGCAAACCATCTTCATGTTTTGCTTTTACTTCTGAAAGATCTACTTTTCTTGGCAAGTAAAAAGATTTTTCATATTTTACTTTACCATCTTTTCTTGTAGCATTTATTGTTAGATATTCTTGATTTGTAGTAATATCAATATTTTCTTTTTTAAATCCTGCTAGAGGAATTTCAAGAGAATACTGATCATTTTCTAATACAAAGTCAGAATATCCCTTATCATAGTTAAATATAGAATCATTAAATATATTTTCAAATATATCTAATGGTCTATGTCCATTTCTTAATGTTAATAGCATATTTTTATGCCTCCTTTGCATTGTTTATATGCAAGATGCATGCCAACTTTATACAGAGAGAAAAATATCAAATAGAGACAAAATGACATAATATTATAATTTATGGGCATGACAAAATGGCACGGTTCTACTTATAAATATTCTAAGTGTATATACTTATATGCCAATACCACAACCTAAAAAAGGCGAAAAACAAAACGATTATATGGGTCGTTGCATGCATAAAATAGGAAAAGAAGATCGCCCACAAGATCAAAAAGTAGCAATTTGTTTAAATACTTTTCGTAATCCAAAAAAGAAATCAAAAGCTAATGAAGTAGAAGTAGATTTTTCAGATGATATTAAAAATATGAATAAAAAAGAAGAAGCCAAAGAGACCCCAAAAATCGAAGCAAGTGCTCCTACGGCAGAAACAAAAGCTGAAGTTAATGACAAAGGCGAAATGATTCAGACTATGATGCTTCAAATGCAAAATCAATATAAAATTTTTCATTGGCAAACTACATCATTTTCTCAACATAAAAGCTTTGATGAAATTGTAAGCAGCCTGATATCAAATATCGATGAGTTTATTGAAACTTATATGGGTAAATATGGCAGAGTCATAGCTTCAAATACTTTTAATCTTACCCTTGGAAATTATAAAGATTCAGATTTTAATGCAGTAACAGATGCATATATTAATTTTCTTATTGGCTTAGGAACTCAATTAGATAGCACTAAAGATACTGATCTTTTAAATATTAGAGATGAGATTCTTGGAAGCTTAAATCAATTAAAATATCTTTTAACACTAGCATAAAAAGTATGAATAAAAAAGTCAAATATATTGAATTAGATATAACAGAAACAGAAGCGTATCAAAAAACATACAAAGGCAAAAAAAGAAGTGAATTAAAAGATAGTGATTTTCTTTTCCCAGAAGATAGAAGTTTTCCTATAACGACAACTCAAGATGTTAGAGATGCAATTAATAATTTTGGTAGAATGAAAAAAAGTATGAGTTATGATCAATTTATACGTAAATTATGGCAAAAAGCAAAATCCAAAGGTTTAGAGTCGGGCGTACCAGACAGTACAAAAGAAAAATATAATTTAAAATAATTTAAAATTAGATTAAACCCAACATTTAATATATAATAATATTAAATGAAAAGATATTGTACCGATTGCGGGTCTCCAACAGAATATAGCGTAAAAAAACCAGTATTTTGTTCAAATTGTGGTAACTCATTTGAAAAATCTGCTCAACCGATTGTTCAAAAAGTTCTAATGCAAAAACCAACAGTAGCAAATAAAATTAAGACAATTGAACCTCAAGTAGAAATTGAAGATGATTATGATGATAATGAAGACGTAAGTAGTGTTCCTGAAATATCTAATATTCAAATTGAAACCCAAAATGATCAACCAAAACGAGGCGTTAAATTAAAAGATTTAATGGGAACAAATACAAATGTTTCTAAAAAAGAAAAAATAAAATCAAAAGGTAAAAAAACTTCAAGAAAACAAATATTAGAAGATTTTGCAAAAGAGGCAGGTTCTTTAAGAAAAAATAAGAGATAATTAATGAAGTCTTCGAAATTCAGTTTCGAAAGTAAAATTTCGGAGATTAATCAAGAAATTAATAAACGCCGTCATAAATGGAGTTTGACCACGCTAGCTTGGATGGATTTTAATGACGTAGCGCAAATATTAAGAATACATATTTATAAAAAATGGAGTATGTATGATCAAAAACAACCTCTAGCACCATGGATAAATAGGATTGTTAGTAATCAAATAAAAAATCTTATACGTAATAATTATGGAAATTATTCAAGACCATGTTTAAAATGCGCGGCAGCAGAAAGTGAAGATGGATGTAATATTTATGGATCACAATGTAATAAATGTCCATTATACGCAAAATGGGAAAAAAGCAAAAAATCGGCGCATGACATTAAACTTCCCGTGACTTTAGAGAACCATACCCAAGAAGTTCATAACATTATTGAAGACGAAATAGATATAGAAAAAGCCGCGCAAAATATTCATATAAAAATGAAACAAGTTTTAAAACCTATAGAATGGAAATTCTATGATTTGTATTATGTAAAACATAAAAGCGAAGAAGAATCAGCAAAATTAATGGGTTATAAAACAAATGAAAAAAATCGTAAAATAGGATATAAACAAGTTAAGAATCTTAAAAAAGCTATTATGATTAAAGTAAAAAAACATTTATACAATGGAGATATTGATATAAATTAATATGAGCGAGAATTTACCAGAATTAACTCAAGAACAACAATTAAAATTGTTAGAAGAATGGAATAATCGTCCAGACAATCCTCCTTCACTTGTTGAACTCGTAAAATTAGCTTTTAATAGAGAGGATTTAGATGGAAGAAGCAAAGAAGGAAAAGCTGTAAAAAATTTTCTTGCATCAAGACAAATTAAACCTAGAAAAAGTCACGAATATCAAGCTAAGGGGCTTTTAAATCTAACAGATGAGCAAAAAGAATATATAAGCAATAATTGTTCAACTATGACGGGATTAGAAATTGCAAAAATATTATTCAAAAACGATTCTTTAACAAATTTATCACAAGAAACAAGAAGTATTTTAGAATATATGAAAACGGTTCCATCTAATATTAAATATTTAGATACCATAAATCAAAATGCTTCAACTGAAGAATATCGAGCGCCAAGAAGTGAAGAAAGAATGATAGCAAAAATTAATAAATATATTCTAGATGGAATAGATAAAGAAAAAATTAGCCCAAAGCAAAAAAAAGAAATTAATTCATTAATTGGATATATGAATACTTTTAGATTTGGACATCAAATAAATTTATATGATGATGAAAAAGATAGAGATCTTTTTGAAAGCAGTTTCGTAAGGTATACCCATGATAAAAGCGACTTAACTCAAGAAGAAGTTGACCAATATATTGTGCTTTCGACAGAAGTAGTGATATCTTCTAATATTCAACAGACAATTAATGTTTTACAAAACCAAATTGATATGGCAATTCAAGAAGACGGTAAAATTCCAATGGCATTAGTTGAAGCAAGTAATACAGCAAGAAAAGAATATAATGACTGCGTAAATCGTCAACAAAAACTTCTTAATGACCTTAAAGTTAAAAGAAGCGAAAGGTTAAGTAAGCAAGTAAAAGAAAACGCAAGTATATTAAATTTAGTTGAAATGTGGAAACAAGAAGAGTCCAGACAAAAATTAATCAAAATGGCTGAACTTAGAAAATCAGTTATTAAAAAAGAAATTGAAAGACTTGGTACGATGGACGAATTAAAATCTAAAATTTTAGGAATATCAGAAGAAGATATTTTAAATGGATGAGCATAATATGCAAAATTGATGGTAAGGAGTTTAAAGATGAAAAAAGTCTTCATTTCGCTCTTAAGGGTTATGGTTTAAATAAAGTAAAATATTATCAAACTTATTATGAACGTAGAGATCTTCTTACAGATGAATTAATTAATTTTAAAACAAAAGAACAATATTTTAATAGTGATTTTAATGATAAAAATAATATGAAAAAATGGTTAAAAGAACAACCATTAGAAAAAGCTCAAAAATATTGCAAAGAACTTTTAATTAAAAGAAAAGAGAATAAAAAATTAATCTATAGTCCTACTCAAGTAGAACTTAGAACAATTATGGCGCCATCAATTATATTTTATAATAAAATATTTAAAGATTATTATGATATATGTTCTTCTATAGGATTAGAAAATAAATTTATTCACCCAAATTTTATTAATGATAATTTTAACAATAAATTAACTCAAAAAGATACAATTTTTGTAGATACCCGCGAGCAGATTTGGTTGAAATTTAATATTCCATTTGAGATTAAAACTCTATCTTTTGGAGACTACACATGCTCTAACGATAATTGCGGATGTTTTATAGAAAGAAAAAGTTTAAGTGATTTTATTAGTACTTTGAGTGTTAAAAATTATGATCGTTTTAAAAATGAGATTGAAAAAGCTATTAAAAATAATTCTTACATTATAGTTATGGTAGAAGAAACTTTAACAAACGCTTTAAGTTTTCCATATCTTCCACATATTAGCAAAAAAATTAAAGCTACTCCAGAATATATATTTCATAATGTTCGCGAGCTTTTGCAAAATTATAATAATTTGCAATTTCTTTTTGTTGACGGAAGGAAAGAGATGACCAGAATCATTGAGACAGTTTTTGCAAGTAAATGTTTCTATAAAAAAATTGATCTTCAATTAGCTTATGATATGAAAATTTTATGATCTATTGCCCTGATAAATATAAAAAAGATCGTTCAGATATAAATTTAGAATTATCTGAATTAAAAGGAATACTTAATGATAAAGAAGCGAAAATTACATTAGCCAAATTTTTAAGAGCTAATTTAGGATTTACTACGGAATTAATAAGCGGCATTAAATTAGCTCCATACCAAGAAATACATCTAAAAGGATTACTGAACAGAAATTTTAGTTTGTGCGTTTTTGGTCGTGGATGCGGTAAGTCTTTTATGGCTGCAGTTTTTTGTTTTTTGCAATGCATATTTGAGCCGAACACAAAAATCCTTATTGCTGGGCCTACTTTTAGAACGGCAAGATTTATTTTTAATAATCTAGAAAAAATTGTTGATAGCAAGGGTGGTGAGTTATTAAAACAAGCTTTTGGCGCTAAAAGCAAAAGAAATGATCAATACGAATGGCAAATTAATGGCGGAAGTATCGTAGCAATTCCATTAAGTGGAGAAAAAATTCGAGGTTTTCGAGCAAATGTACTTGTTCTTGACGAATTTCTTTTGTTATCAGAAGATATTGTAAAAACAGTTCTTATGCCATTTTTAGTAGCGCCTCAAAATATGAAAGAGCGCATGGAAATAAGAGAAATAGAGGATAATTTAATTAAAGAAGGTTTATTGAAAGAAGAAGATAAAATAGTTTTTCCTAATAATAGTAAGATGATAGCTCTTTCTTCGGCAAGTTATACATTTGAAAATCTTTATAAAACATACAATGAATGGACGGAAAAAATACTTTCTAAAGAAGAAAGTGAGGCTACATATTTTGTCTCTCAAATGAGTTACGAAGCCCTTCCAGAAGAAATGATAGATAAAACAATTATTGAAGAAGCTCAGGCTGGTGGATCAAGTCATAGTAGTTTTCTTAGAGAATATTGCGCAAGATTTATTGATGGTAGTGATAGTTATTTTAGTGCTAAAAAAATGGAAGATTGCACCATACCTAATGGCCAATTACCACATACTTTAATGAAAGGTCTTTCTAATAAAAAATATATTCTTGGAATTGATCCTAACATGAGCGATAGTCCTAATGCTGATTATTTTGCAATGGCAGTGATAGAACTAGATGATGAAACAAAAACTGGTACATTAGTTCATACATATGCTGGTTTAGGTAATTTAAAAAATCATGTTCAATATTTATATTATATAATGACTAATTTTAATATTGTATTTATGATACTTGATAATGCTGGAGCAGATGTGTTTTTATCGGCATGTAATGAATCTGAATTATTTAAGAATAATAATTTTAAAATAAATTCTTTTGAATTTAATTCTGATTTAGAAGGATTAGATTATGATCAAGAAATAAAACGAGCAAGAAATTCTTATAATTTGGAAGCAAAGAAAATAGCTTTTAACCAAGTATTTACAAGCGCATTTATAAGAAAATCTAATGAATACTTACAAGCATCTATAGATTATAAAAAAATATGGTTTGCAAGTAAAACATGTTCAACTGATAGTTTTTTTGAAAATCAGTTTAATCAAAATATTCCAATAGATTTAATGAAAACAGAAGAAAAGAAAGATTGGTCTACTTTAGATTTTATAGAAAATCAAGATGATTTTATCTATCAGACGAAAAAACAATGCACTCTTATAGAACATTCTTCAACTGCAAGAGGGACGCAATCCTTTGACTTGCCTCAACATTTAAAAAGAAGTTCTTCTGCAAATAAAGCTAGAAAAGATAATTATTCAGCATTTTTATTAGCAAATTGGGGGTTAAAGTGTTATAATGATATAATAAATGTACCAAAAGAGGAGATATCTAACACTTTTACGCCGATAATGATAAAATAAGTGTAATATTTACATTAAATGAGTAAAAAATCTAAAAAAATTGAAGAAATTAAAGCGTCAATAACTATTCCTTCTCAACAAGCGCTAGAGACAACTCCATTAATGGTTTATGGAAGCGAAACAGACAGTTCTTCTAAAAGAAGAAAAATAGCAGAAATTAAAGCGTCTACTTCATACAGAAGAAATGCTTCATCAAGCATAGAAAAGACGAATAGATTTACAAATATTGACACAGGTTTAATACCATTTAGATACTCTACTTATATTAAAAATTTATCTACACTAGACGTAAGAGATGCAATTATTTTATGTCAAAAAGCATATTATAATGTTGCTATTTTTAGAAATACGATTGATTTAATGACCGAATTTTCTAGTAGCCCAATATATCTAACTGGCGGAAGTCAAAAATCTAGAGAATTTTTTGAAGCATATTTTAAAAAGATAAATTTGGCAAGTTTTCAAGATCAATTCTTTCGTGAATATTATAGAAGCGGAAATGTATTTGTTTACAGGTTTGACACAAGTTTAAGTTCTGAACAATTATTAAAAATTACGCAAACATTTGGTTCAAAATTAAAATCTATTGCAGAAAATGGAAGCGTAACAGTTCCAGCGAGATATACTTTAATTAATCCAGCAGATGTTTATATTGGTGGAACAGTGAATTATACATTTAATATGTATTATAAACTTTTAAGTAGTTACGAATTAGAAAGATTACGCGATCCAAAAACAGATGAAGATCGTGAAGTATATAATAATTTACCAGATGATGTAAGAAAACAAGTAGATAATAAAAGTATTTCTTATATTTTAATGCCATTAGATAAAACTAAAATGGCTGCGGTTTTTTATAAAAAACAAGATTACGAGCCACTCTCAATCCCGATGGGCTTTCCTGTTCTTGATGATATTAATTGGAAACTTGAAATGAAAAAGATGGATATGGCAGTTACTAGAACTATGCAGCAAGCAGTTCTTCTTGTAACGATGGGTACAGATCCAGATAAAGGTGGCGTGAATCAAAAAAATCTTCAAGCAATGCAACAATTATTTGAAAATCAAAGTGTTGGTAGAGTTCTTATTGCAGATTATACAACTAAAGCGCAATTTGTTATTCCAGATATTGGAAATCTTATTGGACCACAAAAATATGAAGTCGTAGATAGAGATATACAAATTGGCTTAAATAATATTCTTATTGGGAGTGAAAAATTTGCAAATCAAAGTATTAAAGTCCAAGTTTTTGTCGAAAGATTAAAGCAGGCTAGAGAAGTTTTCTTAAATGAATTTTTAATTCCAGAAATTCGTAGAATGAGTAAAGATCTTGGATTTAAAAATTTCCCTGTTCCATCTTTTGAAGAAATAAGTCTTAAAGATGATGTTCAATATTCTAGAATATTTAATAGACTTATTGAACTTGGAATATTAACTCCAGAAGAAGGATTACAAGCTATTGAAAAAGGAAGACTTCCTACTACAGAAGAATCTATTCAATCACAACAAAAATTTAGAGATCTTAAAGATCAAGGACTATATCAACCAATTATTGGAGGCGCAGCTGGAGGAATGGCTGGAAGACCAGCTGGCTCAACTGGTATAAAACAATCCACTAAAAATGTTAAACCAATTGGAACTAATGCTAATTTTTCAGTAACAAAAATTAAAGATAATATTTTAGCAAGCCAAAACCTTGAAGAAGAAGTAAAATCTGCAATTAGAAAGAAATTTAATGTTAAAAAATTAAGTAATCAACAAAAAGAAGATGCAGAAAAATTATCTGAAATTATTATAGCTAATGAAAGTCCAGAAAATTGGATATCAAAAATTGATCAATATTTAGATAAGCCATTTGATCAAAATCAAGAACAAATTAATAATATACAAGAAATTTCTGCAGAACATCAAGTTACAAACTATTTAGCAAGTTTATTATATCATAGTAAAACTTAATATATAAAGTGTAACTATTTGTATGCGTACATTTAATGGATTACAAATATTTACACAGCAATTAACTAATTCTGGTCAATTAGATCAGAGATATGTACGTATAACAGGAAATACTGAACCCGCTAATATATTTTTAAATAATTTAGATCAAAGTGTTGATTTTTTTAAAGAAACTAATTTTAATGTTACTAAAAATTTAACTGTTTTCAGTTCTGATACTGACGAAGTATATTGTACTGGATATTTGCCAGATATTTCTAATGGAAAAATTTTTACTATTAAAAATAATTCAAATTCTTGGAATCCATTAACAATTTATACTTTTTCTCCAGAGCAAAGATTTGAAAACTCTAATGATGATTATTTATATATATACAAAAAAAATGGAGTAACACTTGCTGGAATAAAAAATAATAATTATACAGGATGGATTGGCCTAGGCTTTTCGCAAGGGATAACATAATATGGCAACATTAAATACAATATACTCAATAGCCCCAAATAAAGGTCTTTTTATAGAACCAACCACAAATCAATTTATTGTTTCTGGATATCAAATGGTATTAGATCCAAGTTTAAACGCGAATATTTCTATAAGCAGTATTCCAAGCAATCCTAATGCAGCTGGATTAAAAGGAAGTATTGCTTTTGATAAAAATTATATTTACTATTGCAATCAAAATAATCAATGGTCAAGAGGGCGCTTAACTTCTGAATGGGCCAATATATCAAGTATTTCACCACTTGGAATAACAAATCCAAATTATTATTGGTATTTAACAATAAATAATTTGGCAATATTAGGCGGAAGAGATTTATATGCACCTTCATCTATTTCTTATAATGCTAATGGCGCTTTTACTTCGGGAACATTTGGAAATGGATTAATTGATCCAAATGCATTTGTCAGACCAGGATATACAAAAGCAATGCTATTTTATGGATTACCAGAAGGAATAAAACCAGATAAATTTTCTATTAGCTTTGAAACAAAAAGAGTTAATTCTGATGGATTTTTATTAGGTTCAAAATATGGAGAGTTAGGCTTTCATTTTGAATTTAGTGGAAATTATCTAAATTTTAAAATGCCTAAAGGAAATGTTAATGGAGACTTCTTAAATGATTGGTATAGCATAAAATCAGTTGATCAATTTAATAATTCTTCACATTATCAAGTAGTTGGAACTTTTGATAATACTACGATGAGATATTATATTAATGGAGCTTTCCAGGGATCTTTAAATATTGGTACACAAACAATTTCTCAATTTAACGCAGGTTATTTATTTGGAGCGACCAGTGCCGCAGCAGGTTTAGCAATAGGGGGAACATCTTTATCAAATGTAAGTGGAAATCCAAATGGTTTTATCGCAGAAAATAATAAAGTCATAGTTAGAAATGTTGGCCTTTGGAATGGTGCAGCTCTTTCTCAAACAGAAATATCCGCCCTTTATAATGGAGGATCTTTTAGAAAATATCCATTTGTATAATTTATGATAACAAATAATGAAAGTGTATACGCGGTTTATAATGCAGACGGAAGTTTTGCATATTTTATAGAAAATAATTCTAATACGATTTCAAAAGCATATAATTCACAAACTATAGTAGGCGGATTTAATAATACAATTAGTGGAAATTATTCTAATGTATTAGGAGGAAGTAATAATAAAGTTGTATCAAGTTACGCTAGCATAGTTGCGGGAAGTAATGTAACAATACCTAAATCTGCATACAATAGACAAAGCGAAATTACTGATACATTCGATGGAGCTGTAGTTTTAGGCGACGGAGGAGTAAGAAAAAAACAAGCAGATGAAGCCCTTGCATTAACATTAGATTTTGACAATGGAATATATATAAAAAACGCAGGTTCAGAATTTTCTGGACCTTATGCTCAAGGTGGTGTTTTTGGTAAAATAACTCCTGGATCCGAATTTAAAATAGGATCATACATGGCAGGTTTTCAACATGACAATACACTTTCAGCAACAAATTATTATCCAGCCACACAAACATCAATTACATTAGAAACAAACAATTGGCTTAAACAAGCAGGATATCCAAAAGATAGAGTAAGTTCTGTTTCATATATATCATTAGGAGCAAATGGCATAAAATTAGCTGGAGTAAATGCATCTGTTCAAAATGAGAATTTTAATCAATCAGGTATATATAGTACAGCCTCTATAGAGTTAAATCAAGATATATCATTACAAACCGCAAAAGATGGAAATAACATTAATTTAAGCGCAGATGGAGATATTAATTTAAGTCCAGGCGGAAATATTAATTTAAATTCACAATTTGGTGATGCTGTGGCAAATACAGCGACAATTAGTTTAAATGCAAATAAAATCTTTTTAAATGCAAAAAATATACCAACTAATTCAAATTCAATTGGAGAATCAGGTCAAATAGCTTTTGATTCTAATTATTTATATTATCATAATGGTATAAAATGGCGAAGAACTGCTCTTTCTGAGTGGTAATTTATATTTAATATTTTTTAATAAATTTGTGTAATATCATTATATGCGTACATTTAATGGATTACAGATATTTACTCCACAGCTAACTAATTCTGGCCAACTAGACCTTAGATATGTTACATTACATTCAAATCAAACAATTTCTGGAATAAAAACATTAAATAATATAATACTTAATCCACACTACACTCCATCTGCCCCTAATTCTCCAGGTTTTAGTGGGCAAATTGCTTTTAACAATAGCTGGATTTTTGTTTGTGTTAGCGGAAATGGAATTCAAGGAGATTGGAGAGCAACGCCACTTGGAACAAATTGGAGTTTAGAATAATATGGCAGTAAGATACGAAAGAGTATTAACTTTACAAAAAGTACCTCAAGGTGGATTTTCTTATATAAATTCTAGCCAAGGAATAAGTTTAAATAGTGGTCAACAATTTTTTATCGATAGTGTATATACTGGATTTTTTCCACCAGTTTCCCGTCTATCTACCGATCCAAATAAATATAGAAAACAAAAATGGTTAAGCGCAGGGCTAGAAGGTAATTCTTTTAGAAGATATATAAATGAAAATCAAAAATTACAAGGTATTCCATCTGGATTAGAACCAGGAAATTTTGTTTATTTTACAATTGAACCAAAAAGTAGTTTATTAGAGCAAGGAGCAGGATCAACTGCATCTAATTTAAGATATATTTCTACATTAAAAGCAAAACCATATATGGTTGTAGAAAATGATGCAAATAGAGATAATAGTTATGAAAAAACTCCTTCAAGTTTATTTACGGGAGTATCTGGAAATAATAATTTCGTAAAATTTCATCCTCAAAGCGCTTATAAAAATTTAGCATTGCAATCTCTTAGATTTCATCCAATTATTGGCCATGGATATGCGAGATATGATTTATATAGTGGCAGACAGTTATCTATTCAACCTAAAAATCACCATCTTGAAACTTTTATTGAAGTCTCTATCAAAAGTGGGCAGCGTATAAATTATGGAAATTCTTCTAGAATTTTATATACTCAAGATAGATTTAAATCAATTGCTAGCGGTAGAGCCTTATATGTAGAAGGCGCAACCGAATTTCAAGCAAATGGAATATATGTAGCAAATAATCAAGCGCCTGCTCCAAGTTATTATATAAATGAAAATAATTATAGAATATATAATAGTGGCGCAACAAATGTATGGGTATTATCTCAGCCAAAGAATGAAGGAATAAGTTATACTATAGCTCCAGATTTAATTAATTTTAATACTTTATATAGAACATCTGGAATAACTTCAAGTCCACATATATTTAGAAGATATGGCGATATTAGAACTGCTGTAGAGAATCCTACCGCGGGATGGTATAGTTTGACAGATACTTCTAAAAATATATATGTATCAAGAATGGTTAGTTCTTATTACTCCACAATAAATGGTTTATATATATTAAGTAATGCAGGAAGATGGGGAACTTTTGATTATCTCGATAGATCAGTAACTGGAGCTTATTTAAGCCCAAGAATTGGAACTTTCGATTTGCCTTACGCAAAGATTAATAAATATTCTAAATATATTACAGATGCAAAAGCTTTTTCTTACGATTCAAGCGCAATCCGCATACCTAATAATCTTAGATATTTTACTCCAAATTTTATATTTGATAATCAAGATTTAATTTATGCTCCATTTACCACAAATAGCCTTGATCTTCCAAATGAAATCATAACTAAAGAAAGAATTAATTTTAAAAGACCAACTTCTTCAAATTTACATCAAGCAAAGAAAGTGAATGTAAAATTTATATTTAATAGAGATGATAGATCTCAACAACAACAAAGAATAATTAAAAATATCTGGCCAGTTCAAGAAAAAGTATACGACGGTTATACTAGAACAGTTGAATGTTATGATGAAAAAGATTCAGATACATATAGCTCTAGGCCATTCTATATAATTTCTGGAAAAGATTACGCTTTTGAACAAAACGAATTATTTGTTTATAATACTAGACCTGATTTTAACAATCCAGACAAACAAAATGTAGTTAAATGGTAAATAAAATGAATTTATATAGCTCTTATAACGTGATCACTTCTGTGGGTGCGCCTAGCACCTGGAGAGGGAGTCAAGTGAATATAAATAACTCGGTGCAAATCGAAGGATTAAATTCCAGTGATTACCCTGGCAGCACCTGGCAAGGTGTTAATGGGGGGTCACGTTATCAGAGGTAATATAAATGAAAAGAATTGAAACAAAATATTTAAATATAGATGGTAAACTTATAAAAGTTGAAAAAAATAGTTTATATTTTGATAATAAAAAAATTGGGATTTTGTTTACTTCCGTTCCCCTAAACTCGAATTCGAGTGGTTCTGCCGGAGATATAGCTTACGATAGTAATTATTTTTATATTTGTATTCAAGATAATAAATGGGTTAGAACAGCTTTAGCTCAATGGTAAAAAATAAAAGTGTAATCCTGTATAAGGATTAAGGTAAATGGCTAGAAATAGAATAATCTATAATGTAGAGGGGTTATTTGTTAGCCCATATTCTAATGAACAAAATCCTTATTCTGATTATTATCTTAACGGATATAGAATACTTAAAAAATTAGAAAAAATACAAAATTTTAATTATTCTATTCAAAAAAATGATTTAAATGCTCAAGGATTTGGTCAAAAACAAAATATCTTTCTTGGTCAAGGTTTAGCGCCAGAAGTATCTTTTAATTTTTCATATATTCCGGATGGAGTAACAAATGAAAATAGATTAAATTTTGATATTGGAAATTTTTATAATCCATCAACTTTTCCAATGTTTTCTGGTTTATGCACAAATAGTAATCTACTAAATAATAGAGATTTTTATCTTATTATAAATAAAAATGATGAAGATCTTTTTAAAAATTATCCATTAACAGATTATTTTGTAAATCCTACTGGACTAGTTGATATCGTTGATCCTGATTCAAAAGATTATGGAATTTTACATTTTCAAAACGCTTATTTAAATGAATATTCTTTTAATCTTCGGGTAGGCAATGTGCCAGAAGTTAATCAAAGCTATACTGCAGATAATATTATGTATTATTTAAGTGGTTCAAATATTTCATATTCAATATTAAATTTAAAATCTGGTTTTATAGAAAATCAATTAGAAAAAATTTTAGTTCCTAAAAGTTTAAATTATAATGATCAAAATATAAGTGGTCAAAACGTTCTTCTTCCAGGAGATGCAACTGTGACTTTTTATACAAATAATAATGGAATTCCATTTTATACAGAAACAATTCAAGGTATTAATTTTTCTTTGAATTTTAATAGAAAAGCATATCGTTCAGTTAATTATAAATTACCATTATTAAGAAAAATAGAATTTCCAATTAATGGAACATTAAACACGAGTTTTATTGTAGAAGAGAATTTTAGTGGTTCATTTTTTGAAACTCTTAATTCAAATGATGACTATAACATTGTAGTTGATTTTAATAAATGCAAAAATCCTAATAACGTTTATCCAACTAAATTTATTTTTAGTGGATGTAAATTTAATAATATAAACTATGATTCTTCAATCGGCAGCAATAAAACTGTAAGTTTAAGTTTTAATTTTGATCTTGATCCAGATTTTGGGACAAGAGGAATTTTTGCTGGTGGAAATGTATTATATACAAATGTACCTTTTGGATTAAAAGGCATTGAAAATAATGTAGAATACGATTTACTAGGAACAGAAACGTCAATAGAATATAATTTAATTTATAATAGTGGCGCAGTTCCATTATAATAATAAGTGTAATAAATTTTATGCCATTTAGAAATGTAAAAGATTTTGGATCAATTAGTAATTTAAATCTAAATACAGATTCAATTTTGAGTATTCAAAATAATGAATTAAAAAGATTAAATGCTAATAATGCATCTTTAAATATTTCAAATGTAAATGCAAATAATTTAGTATATAATACTGGAATTCAAAATATATCTGGAGCAAAAACTTTTTTAGATTCTGGAGTTTTTTCTCTTTCTGGAGCATCACCTTTATCATTATCAAATAATCCCCTATCAATAGTTGGTAGTGGAAATACTTATATACAAGTTAATATTCAAAATAGAGCAACAGGAACTACTGCTACAGCAGATTTAGTTCTGACCGCAAATAATGGCACAGACGCAGCAAATTATATTAATCTTGGAATAAATAACTCTGGATACAATGATCCAACATTTAGCAATGGTTCAGCCTATGATGGTTATTTATTTATTAATGGTGGAAATTTAGATATTGGAACTCAAACACCTAATACAAATATAGAATTTCATGCAGGAGGAACAACGGCAAGCAAAGTTATAGCAAGAATAAATGAATCTGGATTTAATATAGTAAGTGGAAATTTGTTTATTCCTAGCGGTTCAATAATATCTGGTTTAAATCAGTATTCTATTTGGCCCCAAGATACTAGCACGGCTAGTACAAGTGCAATTAACGCTTTTACTTTTTATCTAGAAGCAGGTAGACTATATAGATGTGAAAACTTTTTTAGATTTTCGGTTGGAGGAGCAAATTCTTTTTCAGATGTAAGTAAAAACCCAACAAACTCTGTTTGGGCGGACGGATATAGATATTCATTTAATAATACCGCAGGATCTATACCTAGTCCTTATTCTGCGGCTATTAATGGAATGCTTGTAGCTGGAATTGATCAAGGTGCTGGCGGCTTCTGGGGAGTTTTAAGTGGGCTAAATACTCATACTCGAAAAGCTCTATTAAGACCTCTTCAAAATGCTTCTATAACTTTTACATATGGAAGTCATAATGGTTCAAGTACCACATTTAATTCTGGCAGTTATGTATTAATAGAAAAAATTGCATAATTTATATTAGAAAAAACTAATTTTTAATTTTATAATATAGTGTAATATATTATGAAAACTATGCTATCTAAAATTTTTGGACCTAATTGGAGATCTAGTTCGTCTGGAATAGCCACAGTTGTAGCAGTTTGTACTGCGATAGCAATTCACTCTGATCCTTCATTAGTAGCATTTCTTCCAGATCAAGCAGAAATTTATATTACAGGAATTTCAAAATTAGTTGCAGTTGTATCTGGTATTATTTTCGCATTAACAGTAAAAGATGCATCAGTTACTGGTGGAACAGTAGCTCAAACAAATGAAGCAAAAGATAGAACAAATGGAGAAAACATATGAATAAATTAAATTTAATTGCAGTTACTCTTATGAGCTTAATTATGGTAGGATGTGGAACAATTGATAATAGAAAAGATCAACCCGTTGGCGGAACAACAGCAGTTGAAAATGCTCTTCCTTATATTAAACCAGCAGTAATTCTTGCTTGTACAGTAGTTCTTGAGCAAGCTCTTTCACCCGAAGATAGAATAGAAAAAGCTAAAATGATTAATCACGTATCAACAGTAGTCGAAGCTCTTACAGTTGGTCAAACTCCAACTCCAGATCAATTACAAAAAGCTCTTACAGATTATCTTCCAGCAGAAAAAACTCATTGGGCAAAATATATTACTGCAGTAAAAGATATCTATGCCGCACAATTCGTTAAATTAAATGGAGACGCTGCTCTTGCTGTTAAAGTTCTTAATGCTATCGCAGGTGGATGCAAAGACGCTACAGAAGAATACGTAGACTAAATGCCAACAGGAATTGTACAAGCTTTTCTTAGTGCAGTTTCTGGAATATTTTCAGCAATTAATAATCTTTTTGGCGCAAAAAATACCAAAGAAATGAAAGAGCGCGATCAAGCTCGTAAAGAAGTAGAGTATCAAAGTGAAATAGAAAATGCTGTTAAGGAAAAAGATCTTGAAAAAATTCGCAAACATACTAGTTCTTAATTTTCTTTTGATTGGTTGCGCTACTGTTACGCCAAATAAAATAGAAGATGATAAATCATCTTATGACGCAACAACTCCTAAACAATATGAAAAAGATAATGGCGGATTAATTTCTTTTATTGGCGATGACGCTCTAATTACTTCTCAAGCAAGAGAACGCTATAATAATTTAATTGAAATGTACAGAATTAAATTTAAAAAAGAAAAAGCTATAGAACTTAATAAGGATTCTGGAATAAAACCTTATAAAGATAATTTTGGAAATGAACTGTATCTTATCGACAGCGAACACCTTGTCTATTTTGGCGTTTTAAATAGTTGGTTAAAAGAAAAAGTTTCACAAGATAATATCATAGATAAAGCGATAGACAAAATAAATAATTAATGATAAAAAAAGATAAAATCTTATTACTTATTAATCCTCTTAGTCCATTAAATAGATATTTCATCGAGCAAGTTATAGAGGATCAAGACTTTATAGTAATAAATCATGAAGGATATAAATATGAAATTGATCAAAAAGAAATCAATTTGTGGTTAACAACAACGAATAATGAAGATGTACGTATTGAAAATTTTAAAAATATTCTAATGTTATCCTTACCTTATAATTTTGATTTATTTTCAAAAAAAATAAAAGAAAATAATATTAAATTTTTTAATGGAAATTTTTTATTTTCAGAAAATGTTAAATTAATTAGGCATAAAATTAATCAACATATTTTCTTTAAAGAAAATAATATTCCGTTTTTAGATATATCAAATGATTTTAATAAAAAAAATATAGATGAATATATTTATAAATTAAACTATGGATCTTTAGGATTTGGAATATGTTTACCAAAAGATTTAGAAAAAAGTAAATATAAAGAAACCATGAATCAAACTAATACTTTTTTAGAAAAATATATTAAAAATAAAAAAGATTATAGAGTAATGGTAATTAATAAAAAATCTCTTGGAGTTGTATATAAAGAAAATAAAGATAATGAGATCGTAAATTATTATAGTGGAGCACATTTTTATAAAATAGATTTTTCTGAATTAGAAATAATATCAGAAAAAATAGCTAATTTGTTAAATCTTGATTTTTGCGCCGTAGATTTTATTGTTGATCAGGATTCAAATAAAATTTACGTTTTAGAAATTAATTTTTTTGCAAAATTCGAAGGATACGAATTAGTCTACGGGAAAGGTTTAATTGTAAATGAAATTAAAAAATTTTTTTATAATTAATACTTTAAAAAAATTGAATTATTTAAATTCAATCCAAAACAAATTGAAATTATTAAATCTATAATTATGCTTAATAAAAAATCTCTTGATCTTATCCTAGAATTTGAAGTTGGCGGAGGAGAAAATTATTATAATAAATTTTTAAAAAATCCAACATGGCCAGGAGAACAGAGCGGAGTAACAATTGGAGTAGGTTATGATCTTGGATATGTAAATAAAGCTGAATTTTCTAATGATTGGAAAGATTTGCCAAAAGAAATTTTTGATAGGCTTTATAAAATTGTTGGGATTAAAGGGTATCAAGCAAAAGAAATCGCTAAAAGATTAAAAGATATAATTATCCCTTGGGATCTTGCGCTTATAGTCTTTATGAATAAAACTGTAAGTAAATTTTATAATCTTACTCGGGAAACTTTTCCAAATTTTGATAAACTTCCGGAAGACGCAAAAGGAGGATTAGTAAGTCTTGTATTTAATCGTGGGGCAGCATTAGAGGGTGATAGACGTCGCGAGATGAAAGCTGTACGGGATATTATGGCTAAAACAGAGAATTTTGATGAAAAAAGTTTAAATCAAATTGGAGCGCAAATAAGAAGCATGAAAAGAATATGGATGGGTGGAAGCATAGAAAAGGGAATGAGTAGAAGAAGAGACGCGGAAGCAAAAATAATTGAAGAATCATTAAAAGTATATAATTAATATATTATACTATCGTTGTGCTAATTTTAATTTAAATAAAATCATTTTATACGTGTATAATATATAAATGAGCAAAGATCCTAATAAATATGGATTTGAAGTGATCAAATCTAAAAAAACATACAAGCCTAAATCTTTAAAAAAGATTCAGAAGGATAATTCTGAAAAAGCATTAGTATGCTCAAAACAAATCATTGCTCTATTAGAAAATAAATTAAAAGAATTTAACAAAAATAATAATAAAAAGCTTTCTCTTTCTGATCTTAAAAAAGCATATAAATCTGGTTTTTATGTTAATGAAAATATTAATTTATCAGCGATTGCGCACGTTAATTTATTTCTTAGAATCTCTGAGGGCAAGGTAAATCTTGCAAATAATTTTAAATTAAATTTTTTCGAAATAATTGGTAACGTAGTAGATATTAGGGGAAGTGTTTCGCCTGAAAATATAGATTATGAAAAAGCGGAAGAAGATATTAAAAAATATAAACTAGAAGATTTTAATTTTAAAAATATTGACGAACTTTATTTAGACGACGAAGAAGATCGAGTCGTATTATACAATCTTTAATATATATGAAAGATAAATTTAAATATCAATCTATTTTTGCAAATCTGCATATTAAACCAGTAGTTAGCGAAGAAAAAGATAAATATCTTTCTCTTGCTTCAATGAGTAATTTGAAAAAATTTTTACCCGATATTGATACAAATAAAAATATAGATTTACTTCCTATAGCATTTGATGCTTGCGTGGTTAATAGAGTCAATAAAAATGGAGATGTTATTAATTCTGTTACAGCAGCAGAAATGGTCGAGAATTTTATTAATAAACCAATTAATATTGAACATGATCGCTCCAGGGTGATTGGCTGTATTTTGACAGCTAATTTTAGTAAATTTGGCACAAACGAATCACTATCAGAAGCAGAAGTTAAAGAAATGAAAGAGCCATTTTATATTACTCTTGGCGGAGTAATGTGGAAGATTATCAATCCTCAACTTGCAAATCTAATAGAAGAAAGCAATGATCCTTCAAGCGAAAATTATATGAAAGTAAGTGCTTCTTGGGAACTTGGATTTAGTGATTACGATTTAGTTTTACTTGATAATAATAATAAAAATATTGAAGATGGTCAATTTATTACTGACGAAAAAGAAAAAGATAAATTAAGTAAAAATCTTAAAGCTTTTGGAGGAACAGGTAAAATTAATAATAACACTTATATTTATCGTCAAGTAATTGGCGATGTTATACCTTTAGGCATAGGTTTAACATCAAATCCTGCAGCAGACGTACAAGGCGTAGCAGTAAAAGACGAGGAAAAAATATCTATTATTGATTTAAAATCCAAAGATGAGGAGTCTGAGTCCTCTGATATTAGTGAAAATAATATTTCACAAAATACAGAAAATACTGTAAATCAAGAAGGAGTTATAAACAGAATAATTATGAAAATAGAAAATATCAATCAAATTACTGACGAGCTATTAAAGCAAGTCACAGCTTCTAGCGTAACAGATTTTATTCAAGAAGAGCTAAAAAAAGCTTCTGAAGTTTTTGTAGCCGAAAAGAATGAAAAAGACGTAGCTATTAAAGCTGCTCAAGAAAAATATGAGACACTTTCCACAGAGAGTGAAAAAGTAAAAGAAGAGTTAGAAAAATTAAAAGCTACTCTCGCTAAACTTGAAGAAGAAAAAGTTGCTAAAGCAAAAGAAGAAGCATTCAATTTAAGAATGGCTGCTTTTGATGAAGAATTTGATCTATCTGATGAAGATCGTCAAGTTCTTGCAACAGATATTAAAGATTTAAATGACGAAGCTTTTGCTGCTTATAAAAATAAGATGGCAGTTTTAATGAAAGAAAAAAATAAAGCTGCTAAAAAAGCGAAAGAAGAAGAAATGAAAAAAGCTAAAGCTTCTGAAGTAGTAGAGGAAGTTAAGGCTTCAACAGCTTCTGAACAATCTGCAACCGAAGTTGTAGATGAAGTTCTAGACAACGTAAAAGTTGAAAAGACTTCAATCCCAAATTCAACAGTAACCGCTGAAGTTTCACTACGCGAAAAGTATAGTAAAGCTTTCGGTTTTGAAGGATTTGATATTAACTAATAAATAAGGAGAAATAATATGGCACATACACTAAGACCATTCAGAGACTACAATGAACATGATGTAGTCAATCTATTTGCCTATGATGGTCAGCAAGACGCTAATGGCGTTATTGCTGTCGCAGGCACAGTAGTTAAAGTCACAGGAAACGGTTTTCAACCAGTAGTATCCTCTAGTGCTCTCGGAGGCACAGGCCTTCTTGGTACAGTACCAGTTGATATGGCTGGTATGGTAGGAGCTGGTTTTGCAAACACAGTTTCTAATCGTTATGCTCTAACAGCAAAAGTCGCTGCAGCCGTCGGCACAGACAGTGCTCCTCTCGGAATCACTCTTTTGAGCGTTCAAGAGCTAGATGAAAATGGTGAAAAACTAGTTTTCAATCCACGCAAAGCCGCCGAAAAAGGCGTAGTTGTTAGTGGTCAAGGAGTTCCAGTTCTAACTAAAGGCATTGTTGTCTATAGTGGATCTGAAATTGATAGCTCTAAAAACGTTGGAGCAGGAGTATATGTTTCTGCTTCTACTCCAGGAGATCTAAGTACAACTGCCGTTGGCAATAAAGTTGGTACTTTACTAAGTAAGCCAGTAAATGGCGTTGCTTTAATCAAACTCAGCTTCTAAGCTAGGAGAATTATATAAAATGAAAATCAAACTAAAAAATACCCCAGAACAAGTTGAGCTTGTAAAAGCTATGGGCAGCAGAGATGCTTCCGTAGCTCGCGAAGCTTCTGAAGCTTTTGCCGCTTTCATTGGGCCAGTAGTAAGTAAGGTTCTAATGGCGGCTGGTACAGCTAGCACAATCTATTCTGATGCCCCATATGATGAAGATGATAACCCAAGTCTTCCATTAGATCTATGGCATGACGCAGGTCAAGACTATGTTACAGTTTGGAGTCAAGGTGTAGCAGGCGGTCTTCCTTCTTCTTCCGTAGAAGGCTTTAATGAATTAAAAGTTTCCACCTATCGTTTAGATAGCGCTGTAAGCTTCTTAAAACGTTATGCTCGTCGTGGTCGTCTTGACGTAGTAAGTAAAGCCGTAGAAAGAATGAGCAATGAAGTTCTTGTTAAACAAGAACGTAATGCTTGGGCAGTAGTTCTAAAAGCCTTAGCCGAAGCTCGCACAAACGGTTTAACTGGTGGACTAATTAACAAAGGCCACATTATCGGCGCAAATACACCTGGTAGCTTCACGCTATCGGACTTAAATAACTTGATGACACTAGTAAAAAGAATTAATACTTCTTATGCTGGAACATCAACTTCTGATTCTTATGGACTAACTGATCTTTTCGTTAGCCCAGAGATCAAAGCCGATATTCGCGCTTTTGCTTATCAGCCATTTACTACAAGTAGTAGCCCAACAGAAGGTACAAATCTTCCAGATTCAATTCGCGAAGAAATTTATCGTAATGCTGGCGCAGAGTCTATCTATGGCGTCACAATTCACGAATTAGTAGAATTAGGTGTTAATGCCAAGTACAATGCTCTATTTGATGCATTCAAAGGTGATTATACATTCAGTTCTAATTCTAATGAATTAGCTATCGGTCTTGATTTGAGTAAAGAGGCCTTCATCCGCCCAGTAGCTCGCCAAGCCGAATCCGGTGGAACATTCACCGTTCTTCCAGATGATCAATTCGTTTCCCGCTCTGAGAAAACTGGTTTCTACGGTTCTCTCGAAGAAGGTCGCGTTTGTATCGATGGTCGCGCTATCGTTGGAATTAAAATCTAAATTTAATTAGATTAAATTAAAGGCCCAGTAGGTTAATCCCTACTGGGTCTTTTTTTATATAAATAATTTAGATTTATAATAGTATAATATTATAATATAGTAAGGAGATATTATGGCAAAAAAAAGAAAAATAGAAGAACTTTCTCAAACTCATGGAAAACTAGAAGACGTAGAATATAAAAGCTTGAATCAAATTTGGGGAGATACAGGACTAAGCAGATACAATACTACGAATTTAGAAGAATATATTAATTTTATTAATGATTTAAATAAAAGCGATCTTCAATCTCACGCGAATAAGATAGGACTTGTTCCAATTGATAATCGAGAAACATTGACTAAAAGACTTGTGGCGGAATTTAAAAAATTTACATCCACTTTTAATATACCAAAAACAAAAAATAATACAGTTCAACTAAATAAACAAAGCAAAGATATACTTTCTGAAGGAAGATAAAAAAATGTTTTCTTTTTTAGAATAAAAGTGTAATAATATTATATGCAAGATCCAAATATATATAGAAAATCCCTATATATACAGGCAAAGTCTGAAACGGGGATAAATGAAAAATACGAAGAACTTTCTCCAATTTCTAATTCTAGCGCTCCTCTAGGTCTTTATCAAAGAATTGAAGTAACTGGTATTTATGATCAAACTATAATGATGGATTTTGGTTGGGGGCCAGAGGCATATACTTTTTCGCATGTTTACAACACAAATTTTAGTGGACTAGAAATAGAAGGAGATTTAAAAACTAATAGAATTTTTCAAAATAATGTAAATGTAGGATACAATCCAGATAATTATCAAGGTTCAAATATTGGAAGGTATAATAAAAACTACAACTCAAATATTGGTGACGATATAACATATAATATAGGAGATTATAACCAACTAAGAGAAAGCGAAAGCTCATTTAATTTAGGTTCTTATAATATTGTAGAATCTGGATTAAAAAGTTTTAATATTGGAAAAAATAATGAATTATTAAATTTAACAAAATCTAATCTAATTGGAAACGATAATTTAGCCTCTGGATCAGAAGGATACTTGGGGCAAGACGTTAATGTATTTGGGCAATCAAATTATTTGATAAATAATGGCGCAACAACTGTAATTGGCGATAGAAATACTTTAAATTCTGGTTATTCAAATTTAATATTTGGAGATGATAACGCTGTAGAGCAAATTATTTATACAACCTTAGTAGGCGAATCAAATATCTTAAAAGATATTTCAACTTCTGATATTTATGGAGACAGCAACTCTTTAAAATCTTCTGTAGATTTTACGCTTGTTGGTCAAAATAACATTTTATCTGGAGTCAGGCAGGGATATATTTTTGGAGAAACAAATTTATTAACTCAAAATGGCCAAGGATATATTGCTGGAAATTCAAATTCAATTAGCAATCAAATAAATTCATTCATTTTTGGAGAAGGAAATGAATTACAAATTGGCGCAGAAAATTTTACTGTTGGTAAAACTAATAGAATCAGCGGATCAGCTCGAGAATTAATTTTAGGAAAAAATAATTTTAATTTAAAATCTACAGGTAATTTTATATTTGGAGAACGAAATTCAATTAAAAATAGTAATCAAAACTATAATTTTGGTTCAAATAACATAATAGAAAATTCATCAGAGAGTTTATTACTTGGAAAAAATAATGAAAGTATCGCAAATTATAATAACGCAATTATTGGAAATTCAAATTCGGTAAGCTCAACAGTCAATAATATTATTATTGGAAGAAATAATTTAGTTGATTCTGGAAATCAAAATTCCATTCTATTTGGTATCAATTCTACTTTAACTGGTAGTACTATTAATTCAGCTATTAATTTTAGCGTATGGAATTCTAGTTTACAGATAAATTCTTCATCAATAAAGTTAAAATCTAATTTAAGGCCAACAATTAACAACTCTAATATAGTAATTAGTGATGACCTTGGTGCGTATCTTAATTCTTCTAACGGCATAGGTAACTCTGGATCTTTTGATACACTTACAATACACGATTTATCTTATGATAAAATAAGTAATCAAATAGAACTACCCTCTTTTAGTTATACATTTACAGAGCCAAAATATTTATGCTCGTTTAGTGGGGAGGTAAATGGCGAAAAAGTTTACCTTAATACTTTTTCTCCTAATACAGGAAATTATTTTACAAAAAGATCAAGAAATCTTTACGCTGGATTACATTCATTATTTGCTGATGATTTTTATGAATCTAAAGATAATCAATTCGAACTGCTTTTTAGTAAAGATTTAAGTAGTGCTGGAGGTTGGATTATTTCTTCAAAAAATAAAAATAACGTTTTATTTTATAATACAAGTACTAACTCAGGAATTGTTCCACTTACAGATTGGGCGGTTGGGACAAATGGATATGATCCAGCCCCATTGCTTGAAAAAGTCGATCAAACAGAAGAAGGATTTCAAAAACAAAAACTAACTTTATCTTATTCTCACATAAATCCAAATTTTGATTTTATTTTACCCGTTTATGATTCTCCTGATATTACGGTTTTATATGGTAGAAGTGCTGTAGAAAATTTACAAAATTCTTTAAATTGGTTAGTTACTGACAAATATTCTAGCGGAATATATTATGTTAATACAGGAGTTAATGAAAATTTAACTCCTCAAAAAAATTGGGAAAATACAGGACTTTTTAATTCAGTCGTATCAACACCATCAACATTTGATTCAAAGATAAGTTTAGGGACTCGTACAGGCATAATTTCTTCATATGATCCAACTTATGGAAAAATTTATATCCCATTCTTTTATTAATTCTTTTTAATTATTTTAGATTGTCTGTGTAATTTATTATATGGCTACTTCATATAATATAAATACAATCCAAGGCGATAATCTTCAAATTACTCTTTCAGTAAAAGATCAATATAATAATTCAATTAATTTAAGCGGTTATGATGTTCGTGGGGCAGTAAAATATGCGTATTTTGGTTCTCCTCCAGCTTTAGATATCTCAGGTAATTATATTTCTAATATCTTATTAAACTTAAATCCAATTATTTTAAGTGGAGAAAATGGTTCTTCTTATATATCTGGATTAGTTAATATAAATGTTCCATCATATTCAACAGCATATTTACCTGTGGGAACTTTTGTTTATGATATTGAAAGATTTCCTTATGGTATCCCTACTGGAAATTCGATTAAATTACTAAGAGGTAAATTTATTGTTAGTCCAGAAGTTACAACTTTTTAATTTATGGATGAAATCAATGTTGATGTTATTGTTTCAAATGGAACAAATGTTGAAGTATCTTCGCCATCAACATTAGTAAATGCTAGTGTTAATTTACCAACTCCAATACAATCAACCACAGATTCTCCCTCTTTAGATTATAGCGCTCATGTTCTTTTACCTGGTCCTCAAGGTCCACCAGGTCCAATTGGACCATCTGGTGAAATTGGCCCAAGCGGAGCTATAGGTCCACAAGGATTAATAGGCCTACAAGGACCAATCGGATTAACAGGACCAACTGGAATTATAAATACTGGCGAACTAGATTTAAGATATGTTTCCACAACAGGGTTTAATTTTTATACTGGAGAAACTCAAAATCAAATAATTAATTTAAGTGGATATACTAATAATACTTTTGCAACAATATCTAATCTTTATTTCACTGGAAATTCTCTTGATAATAAAATAAACTTATTAAGTGGATATACTAATAATACTTTTAGCACAATAAATAATTTATATTCAACAGGAAATATTTTAAATTCACAAATTAATACTTTAACAATAAATCTAAATTCAACTGGAAATATTTTATCTAATAATATAAATAATGTTTCCACAAATTTAGTTATCACTGGAAATAATCTTCAATCTCAAATCAATAATATAAATATAAATTTATATAATACAGGATCTAATTTAAATAATAAAATAAATTCTTTAAGCGGAAATTCTGTTTTAATTTTTGGAGATCAAAATATTTATGGTATTAAAACATTTACTCAAAGACCAAATGTAAACGGAACTGGATTTCTTTTAAGCGGAGAAGCGGCGTCTTTACCAAGTACAATAGTTTATATTACTGGAAATCAAAATATATATGGTCAAAAAAACTTTTTAGAAATACCAACCGTAAGTGGAATTCCATTGCTTTTAAGTGGTCAAATAAGTGGTTTAATTGGTCCTAGTGGAGCGATGGGGCCAAGCGGAGCAACAGGTCCATCTGGAGCTATTGGTCCAAGTGGAGATATTGGACCACAAGGACCAAAAGGTGATCCTGGAACAGCCTCGGATAGAATACACGTTTATGATAGTATAGGAAATACAACTTTTAATTCTAGCCCAATTGCAATTAATTTAAATTCTATAACTATAAATTCGAGCCCATCTGTTTTTTCTTTATTGCCAAATGGGAAAATTAAAATAAATACTACAGATCAATATTTATTTTATTATGAAGCTTCTATTTCTTCATATGGTATTTATTATTCTACATTTAGAACTTATTTAGAAAAAAGTACGGATAATGGAATTTCTTTTAGTGAAGTTCCAAATTCACAGGCTTTTGATTCAATATTTGATTATAGAGCAATTGCAAGTGTTTCATCTTCTGTAATTTTAAATGCAAATGCTGGAGATATATTTAGATTAGCTGCAGCAAAAGTAAATGGTTTAGATACTTTTTACACAATACAAAATGCTTCTAGTTTATTAATTTACACCTTAAGAGGCGGCGAACAGGGGCCTACTGGCGCAACTGGCCCCGCATTCTCATTAAATAATATCACAGGAAGTGGAATACTTATTGGTCAAGATGGAGTTAATATTAGCGCTAATTTTTCAACAAATACAATAAATATCTCTGGGTCAAATCAATATTTAATATCTCAAATAAATAATGCTAGTGGTATATTAAGGAATGATCTTACTAGCTCTCAGAGTTCATTGCAAAGTCAATTAGATATACTTTCATTAAATTTATATGAAACAGGAAATGCGTTAAACAATAAACAAATTAGTTATAGTGGCTGGGCAAATAATCAATTTGCAACAAATTTAAATTTATTAAAAACTGGAAATTTACTTCAAGAACAAATAAATACGTTTATTACGAATTTATTTACGACAGGTAGTACGCTTTCAACGAATTTATATGCGACAGGAAGCGGTTTACAAACGCAAGTTAATACGCTTACCACGAACTTATTTACGACTGGTAGTACGCTTTCAACGAATTTATATGCGACAGGAAGCGGTTTACAAACGCAGATTAATACGCTTACCACGAATTTATTTACGACAGGTAGTACGCTTTCAACGAATTTATATGCGACAGGAAGCGGTTTACAAACGCAGATTAATACGCTT